CCCGCTCGCTCCTTCGGAGGCAAACGGGAGTCACGGAACAATGTTGGTCGGGGCGGTCGGTCATCAAGAGCCGCAGAATGTGGGGGGCCAACTCAACCCAGAGTGGGTAGAGGCGTTGATGTGCTTTCCGATTGGATGGACGGACGTGGAGTAAACCCGCTAGATGCGCTCGCTGAATTTATCGCTCGATATCCGCAGCCGGCGCTTTGTGGGCAACCGCAACATGCATGGGAGCCGCCGCGGGTGGCAAGCGGCGTAAAGAATCGAGCATCGCGGCTGAAAGCCTTGGGGAATGCGGTTGACCAGTTGCAAATATTTCCGATCATGTACGCGATCAAGGTGATAGACGATTGGTTGAGGAGGGGCGCGGGATGAACCTCTCCACCGCCACCAAAGAACAACTCTATGAAATCGCCACCGATGACCTGACACCGCTCTCCTATCGCTACGAGGCCGCAAGAGAGTTGCAGAGCCGCCGCTTCGACTCCGACATGCTGATCGACCTCGTGCGGATGTGGCCGACGCATACTGGCGAGGAGATTGCGGAATATCTCGGATTGCCGCTTGAAGTTGTCGGCGGCATCGCAAGCAAGTACGGACTGAAAAGGAGGGAAAGCACATGGACGACAGATGCAAAATGCCCGAATGCGGCAAGAGAGCGACAACAACCTGGGCACAGGTGCCGGTCTGCGACGACCACCGCGAATTGATTCGGGCGGAGACGATGCGCTACTACCGGGGGTCGCTCAAAACCTATGACGATCGGGTGGAATATCTCAAAATCGCGAAGCGGATACCGTGGTCACAGGCAAACATGGGCGAGCATCAGCATGAGGGCGGAATTAAGCTCGTCACCTGTCCCGATTGCGGGGCGCAAGTCGGCGCGAATTGGTTGACACGGCACAAATGCGTGGGAGGTGCGGCACGATGACGAGATATGTCGGGATCGATCCAAGTACCAAAACCGGATTCGTCGCGCTGGACGAGCATGGCCAAGTCCTCCGGGCAAAGGAACTGACCGGCATCGGCTCCCAAGACCCGAAGCGAATGGCATCGCTGATCGGCGAGGTGATGCAGTTCGTCCAGCCGGACGACGTGATCTGCATCGAGGGCTTCGGCTTCGCCTCTCAGCAGGCCATCCAGCTCGGGGGCATAGGCTGGGGAATACGGATCGCGTTATTCCGGCGCGGGATCTCCTACACCGAAGTCAGTCCGGCAGCCGTTAAGAAGTTCGCCACGGGTAAGGGGAACGCCAAGAAGGACGAAATGGTGCTGCCTATCTACCGCAAATGGGGCTTCGAGCACAGCAGTGACAATGTGCGGGATGCGTTCGTGCTGGCGCATATTGCGCGGGAACTTCAGTTCTCGCGGGAATTCGGAGAGCCGACGCCAACAACGAAGTATGAGGCGGAAGTGATCGAATCGCTGTTGAATCCTCCCGAGAAGAAACCGAAGCGGAAGAAGGTGGCACGATGAAACCGGGTGACAAAGTGCGCAAGACGTTGACGGTGCTTAAAACAGATAAACGCGGCATCCCGACGGTTTATGCGATCGATGAACTGCGGTATGTGATTCTGCCCGAGGATGTCGGGAAGGCTGTCGGAAAGCTTAAAAAGAAGCTTCAAAGTGACAAGACGAGTTGAACGGTTCTTTTTTATGTCCATAGTGATACGACCTCGTAACAGCCCGATACAGACGCGCAACATATCCGGCCAGTGGTTTTATACTACCGGCCCGACATATCGTTGCTAACCGCTTCGCAACGGCCAGTTAGAAACCAAAGTTGGGGGTGTTTGCATGGGATACTCAACCGATGAGCAAGAAACGACTTGCGTTTATGACTACATGGACGACAGATGGACGGTTTACAGCACCGTGCGCAAGCACATCACCAAACTGCTCCGTCGCTTCGGTCCGCCTGAATGGAAGGAAGAGGAACCGGACAAGCACGGAAACCCGCGCATCATCGCCGCTAAGTGGACAGTCGGCGGAAACGCGGTCAGATTTGCCAGCAACCGCGCACAGAATGAGGATTTGGAGACGCAAGAGGATGAGCAAGTATAAAACCATTTCCGTGCACTAATTGCTTTCAAAATCCCGCGCAGACGCGCAATAAAAACCAAAAGGAGCGAATAAACGATGAGCAAAACCGCTTTGAACGTGCTTTTCAAGAAGATGCAGAAGGACGACAAGAAAGAAGTTTTGGTGTTCCAGGTGAACGGCGACGAGTTGGAGCACGCGCAAACGCTCGTCGAGCTGGCGGGTGGCATCGTGGTGATGGACATCGAGGGTTGCGACGCCGGGGAGATTATGGCGGAATTCGCCAGCCTGCAGCGCGACAGCAAGAAAACGGCGCTCAAGTTTAACATTAAGGGTGATTCGGAGGAAAAAGCGATCCCGCTTTATCGTTTCGCCGGCCGGAACGTGACGCTGAACCTGCAGGCGTCGCAGATGTCCATCGAGGACTACTACGACGAGCCGCGGGAAGGGCTCGAATATAAGGTCAACCTGGACGGCACGGTCGACGTGGAGGGCGATCCGAATCAAGTCACGATGGACGAAGCGGTCGCGGCAGCCGATGAAGCGAGCGCGAGCGACAAGGTAACGCCGATCGACAGCAAGCGCAGCCGGAAGAAGAAGGGCGACGAAGATAAGTCGGAACAGTTGCCGTTTGCTGACGATGAAGACACGCTGCCTGATGCCGACGATGGTTTTCCGTTCTAAGATCGATCATTCCAGATTGAGGTGTTGACCATGGAAAAAACAATCAACCAACTTGTACAGGAAGCCCATCAGAACGCAGTAAGCAAAGGCTGGTGGGACGAGGATCGGAGCTTTGGAGAGATTATCGCCCTGATCCACAGCGAAGCGTCGGAAGCGCTGGAGGATTATCGCAACGGAAAGAGGCCGAATGAATGCTGGTATGAGAAAAAGGATGCCGGAGGTTTTTTTGAAGCAAGTAGGCAAGTAACTCCGCATTACAAGCCCTGCGGCATCCCTTCGGAGTTGGCCGACATCGTGATCCGTGTTTGCGACGCCTGCGGCCGGTACGGCATCGACCTGGAACGGGCGATTGCCGAGAAAATGGCCTACAACGCGACCCGGCCGCAACGTCACGGTGGAAAAGTGATTTGAACCAATCGCCCCGGCTGCTTGCCGGTCGGGGCATCCCTCATAATGAGGTGATACAATGGAACAATTGAACTTCGGACATGACTTTCTCCCGGAGCTCGACCGCAAAGCCACGCAAAAGGCCGTGGAGGCCGCGCTGGGGCGTTACCGGTTGTACAAGTATCTTACGTTCGACGAGCGCGAGGCGAGCATCACGGCCAGCTATGAACTGCGAGAGGGCGGGCGCTCGAACAAGACCAGCGACCAGACGGCGGAGATCGCCGCATACAACGTTGACGAGCAGGCGAAACGCCGGGCATATTGCGAGCGGATCGAGCGGGCGGTGCGGAAGCTGCCGCGCATGGAACGGTTTTTGATCGAGGAGCGCTATATGTGCGCGGATGCGGAATATTTGACCGACTACAACGTGTACACGCAAAAGTTCCAGCCGCCGATCAGCGAGAACACATATGCAAAGATCAGATGGCGGGCGTTTTACAAGATCGCGCTGTCGCTCAATATCGCGGTTGTGAAAGGGAAGGAGGAGGATGGAACGTGAGCGGGAAAGGAGGACATGCGGCGGCGCATACACTGCCAGTGGGTGATGCGGCGATGGAGAAACCGAAAAAGAAGGCGTACAGCTTGCGCTTTGTCCTGGTGGAAGACCGGGGGGCGGAAATTGCTCGAAACCTGGCCAAGCGCGAGATCGAAAAAGTTCTTGCCAAACATGGGGCTGTAAGCGATAATTTGGATGAAGTTTTGTCCAAATACATTACAGGGGTAATGCGTAATGATCAAAAAGGATAGAGGTTACGTGCGGGTTTCGACGCAGAAGGAATCCCAGAAAGACAGCCCGGAGCATCAGGAGGCACTTATCCGGGAGTACGCTGCCCGTGAGGGTATTGAGCTTGACTACATCTACGAGGACCGCGACACGGCGACAAGCATCATGGCGCGCGATGACGTGCAGAGAATGATCGCGGATGCAAAGAGGGGCGCAATCAGGTCGATATGGTTCGCCTCTCTTTCTCGTTTCTCTCGGGACACGCTCGACGCGCTCTCTCTCAAGCGCATTCTGGTGAATGCGCTCAAGGTCCGGGTAGTGTCGATTGAAGACGGATACGACTCCGCGAAAAAGGACGACGAACTGCTTTTCGGAGTAAAGTCCGTCGTGAACCAGAATCAGAGCGAGCAAATCAGCATATCATCCCGCCGCGGCATCCGGCAGTCGGCGGCCAAAGGCAATTATATCGGTTCGATCCCGCCATATGGTTATCGCAAGGTCACGGTCAACGGCCGGAAAACGCTGGAGGTAATACCGGAGCAGGCCGAAGTTGTGAAGATGATTTTTGACCTATACGTTAACCAAGGGATGGGCGAAAAAGCTATTGTAAATTTCTTGAACGGTGACAACGAGAAACAGCAGCCTATCCCATCGTACAAAGGCGGATTATGGGGATTGTCTAGCGTGCAGCGCATCCTCCAGAACGAAAACTATACCGGCTACACCGTTTATGGCCGTCATACCGTCGAAGTAGCATACAATGACCTGGGCGATTTGATGAACCGGGGCAAAAAGTTGGTCCAAAAGCCGAAAACAGAATGGGAACGGACGAGCTTCCAGACACATGAAGCAATCATCACGCAAGAAATGTTTCAGCGGGCGCAGGAGCTTCGCGTGCTTCGCGGAGGGGGTGAACGTGGCGGCCGCCGAACCTTTATGAACGTGTTCGCAAAAATGATTTTCTGCGCAGAATGCGGATCGGCCATGGTGACGATGGTTTCCCGCGTCCGGGGGCATGATTACCGTTATTTAATGTGCAGTCGGCGTCGCAGGATGGGGGAGAAAGGCTGCCCAAATGGGAAGTGGA